ATTCCGGTGCGATCTTGTTGAGGTCAACAAAATCGGGATAGACCATCTTGCCGGGGCTGGCAAAATGGTGGCTATGTCATAAAGTGTTTACATTTGAAAGCCCCAACCGGCAAAAGATAAGACGTTATAAGACGGTTTTGGTGCTATACTTAGTACAGTGGAATTATGGAGAGAGGCCCCACGGCGGCGAACCGAGGGGCCTTTTTCATACACTGTTGCTTACAAGTTGTAAGCGACCCGAAGAAATGCCGCAGGACCGGCGGCGAAACTGAATGCTCTGCCTGGATGATTTGCCAGACGGGGCATTTTTTATTGGAGGAAAACCAAATGGCAAGGCGAAGCGATGAGCGCGATGCCGCCCGCGCTGAGTACATTGCCCGGATGGAGAAAGACGGAGAAGTGAATCTTCGGCAGCTGGCGGACGATCTCCATCTTAAATATGATACGGTCCGCCGCTGGAAGGCAAAGGACGGGTGGGGCCCGCCCGCACCCCGGAAGCCCGGAGGACAGCCGGGAAACAAAAACGCCGTGGGCAACCCCGGCGGCGGGGCACCTGTCGGGAATGAGAATGCAATGAAGGATGGAGCCTATGCGACCATCTTCTTTGACAAGCTCACCCCGGAAGAAAAACAGATCGTAGAGAATGCGCCCCGGAACAGCACCGAGCTGACATCCCACGAAATCGGTGTACTGCTGCTCCGGGAAAAGTACATTCTGGACAAGATCAAAGAGTATCAGGCTTTACCGCCAGACCAGATGATTACATCCAGCGTCATGGATATGCGAGTACCCGGCGGACGTGGCAAGCGGAAGCGGGACGGCGCAAACCAGCAGATCGGTATGTATCAGAAGGAGACCCCGGCACAGCGCATCTTGCAGTTGCAGGAAGCCTTGAACAAAATTCATGGCCGCATCCTGTCTGCGGCGGCTCAGATGCAGAAAAACGAAATGGACAAGCTGCACCTGGAAACCGAACAGCAGCGGCTTGAACTGCTGCGCATCCGGGCAACCGGCGAGATTGGAGAACCGGGGGACGGTGACAAAGATGCTGTACACGAGTAAGGCCGTCGGTGAATGGCTGGGAATCACCGACCGTCAGGTGCGGAACCTGCGGGATCAGGGCGTGCTGTCCGAAGTCCGGCCCGGTGTCTTTGACATGAAGGTCTGCGTCCGGCAATACCTGAACTTCAAGATCGGAAACAAAGACGATCAAGCCCGCCTTGTTGCTGCCCGTGCCGAGCGGGAGGAAACCCGCGGCAAGATCGAGAAAATGCGGATGGAGGAAGCCCAAGGCGACCTGCATCGCACCGAGGACGTGGAACGCGCCCTGAAAACCATCTTTGCCAATTTCAAGAACAGGCTGGAAACCATCCCGACTAAGTACGCAAGTACCATGGCCCAGCTGACCGACCCGGCGGAAGCCCACGACATTCTGCAAAAAGCAGTGCAGGAAGCACTTGTGGAATTGAGTGACCCCGAAATTGCGCTGGCAGCACCAGCGGGGGAGGAACCCGAAGATGAGCAGGAAGAATAAATGCCGGGGTTGTGTCTGGGGAACCCGGCTGAATGAGATTCAGCAGTTCTGCCCGTTCGGCGGCTGCGTGAAGAAAGGCGGCGGCAGCAATGGCGATGATCCACCTGGAACCGCAGACTGCACAGATGTTCAGCCGAGCGCTGGGTGCGCTGAAGCCGCCCCCGAACCTGACCCTTAGTCAGTGGGCAGATAACTACCGCCGCTTGTCGGCGGAAGCATCCGCAGCGCAGGGCCGCTGGAATACGGACAATGCACCCTTTCAGCGGGAGATCATGGATGCCATCGGGGATGTTCACATCCGCAAGGTGGTAGCCATGATGTGCGCCCAGTCCGGCAAGACCGACGGCCTGATCCTGAATACCATCGGGTACTACATGAGCTACTACCCGGCCCCTATCATGATCGTGCAGCCTACGGTGAACCTGGGCGAGAGCTTCAGCAAAGACCGTCTGGCTACCATGATCCGGGACACTCCGGTGCTTCGGGGCCTTGTGGATAACAAGAGCCGCTACTCCGGCAACACGATCATGAAAAAGAACTTCGCCGGTGGTCAACTGACCATCGTTGGCGCAAACGCCCCGACCGATCTGCGGGGCCGCCCCATCAAGGTGCTGCTGGCGGACGAGGTGGACGCTTACAAAGCCAGCGCCGGCAAAGAAGGCGACCCGGTCATGCTGGCCGAGCAGCGTCAAACGACCTACTGGGATTACAAGACGGTGCTGGTATCGACCCCCACCGACAAAAACAACAGCCGCATTTTGGACGAGTTCAACGCATCCACCCAAGAGGAATGGACGGTGCCTTGCCCGAACTGCGGCTTTTATCAGCCCTTTGTTTGGGACAACATGGTATTCGATAAAGACAAGTGGCCGGAAGGCGGCGTGCAATACCGCTGCGCCGAGTGCGGCTGCCTTGACAACGAATACCGCTGGAAGAAGAACAGCCTGAAAGGCAAGTGGCACGCAGAGCACCCGGAACGGGCGGTGCGGGGCTTCCACATGAACAAGATAGGCTCGACCCTCTGCGGGTGGGACAAAATCGTGGAGGACTTTATTGCCGCTGACCTGGATGCACAGCGCGGCGATTACGAGAAGATGCAGGTCTTTGTGAACACCGACCTGGGCTTGCCGTGGGAGGAACCGGGCGAAGCGGTGGAGGCAAACAACCTGCTGGACCGCCGCGAGTTCTACGAGGCCGAAGTCCCGGACGGCGTAGTGTACCTGACGGCTGGTGTCGATACCCAGGATAACCGCTTCGAGGCCGAAGTGGTGGGCTGGGGTATCGGCAGAGAAAGCTGGGGCATCCGGTACCAACGCATCTACGGCGACCTGAAACGCGGTCAGGTGTGGGCAGACTTGGACGAGTTCCTTTCCCGTACATGGAAAAAGAAAGACGGCACGGAACTGTCCCTGCGGTCTGTCTGCATGGACAGTGGCGGCCACTTCCCGGATCAGGTCATCCGGTTTTGCAAAGAACGGGAGGAACGGCATATCTGGGCCATCAAAGGCCGCGGCGGCATGGACGTACCCTACCTGCGCAACCCCACTCAGAACAACCGCGTCAAGGGCGAACTGTTCACCTTGGGCGTTGACACCGGCAAGAACCACGTCCTTGCCCGGCTGAAAGTGCTTATCAAAGGCCCAAACTACTGCCACTTCCCGGCGGCAGAAGATTCCGGGTATGACGAAAATTATTTCAAGATGCTTACTGCGGAACACAAGGTCACACGCTGGAAGTCTGGCCGCAAAGTGGAACGGTGGGAGCTGAAGGATCCGGCGCAGAAACGTAACGAAGCATTTGACGTGCGGAACTACGCGACGGCTGCGCTGGAAATCAGCAACCCGCCCGGTCTGGAAATCCCCGGTGAGGATGCACAGCGTCCTGCACAACAGCGCCAGTACCGCAGAAGGAGATCGGGAGGTATCTAACCAATGCCTGTTATTTCAAAAGAGACCGCCCAGCGGCACCTTGATATGTGGCTGGAAGCTGAGGCTGCCGTATCGACCGGGCAGAGCTACCAGATCGAGCAGATGGTCTTGACCCGCGCCAGCCTGAAACAGATCCGGGAAAGCATTGCTTTCTGGGAAAAGAAAGTGGCTGAAGCGGAAGCGGAGGAAAGGGGCCGGGGCAGAAACCGGATCTACCACTTCTCTCCGCATGACGTGTAAGGAAGGTGGAGCACATGGCGAATTTCCTTGATAAGGCCATTGCGGCAATCTCCCCCGAAAAGGGGTATCGCCGCGCTGTGGCCCGCACGGCGCTGTCTGTCATAAACAACGGCACCGGTTACGGGAACTATGGCGCTTCCCATACATCCCGCTCTATGCGGAGCTGGCACGTTGGCGGTGGAAGCGCAAAAGAGGACATCGAGGATAATCTGGAAACGCTGCGCAAGCGGAGCCGGGATGCCTACATGGGCATTCCGCTGGCGGCCGGTGCAATCAAGACCCTGCGCACTAATGTGGTGGGCAGCGGCCTTGTGCCGACACCCCAGGTCGATGCGGACTATCTGCACCTGACCGAGGAACAGGCTGACCATTTGCAGGCGGAAATCTCCCGCGAGTTCAGCCTGTGGGCGGACAGCGCAGCTTGTGATGCAAGCGGCATGGACAACTTCTGGCGGCTGCAAACGCTGGCGTTTACCAGTTTCCTGATGAACGGTGACGTGTTTGCGGCAGTGCAGTTCAAAGAGCGCACGAACTGGCCGTATGCTTTGCAGCTCCGGTTGATCGAAGCTGACCAGGTGTGTAGCCCTGACCGCACAGACAGAATGAACCCCTGCAAGGTGAACGGCGTTGATGTGCACCAGATTGTTCAGGGCGTGGAAACGGACAAGAGCGGTGCGGTTATTGCCTACTGGGTAGCCAGCAGGCACCCGCTGGCCTATGATAATCCGCTGCCTCTGACCTGGACGAGGGTGGAAGCCCGTGACAAAGAAACGGGAGAACCGAACATCCTGTGCGTCACCCAGAGGGAACGCGCCGGGCAGCGGCGCGGCGTTCCCCTACTGGCACCGGTACTGCCCACGATGAAGCAGATGGGCAGATACACGGATGCAGAGTTAGCCGCGGCCATCGTAGCATCCTCCATCACACTGTTCATCAAACATGATAACCCGGTCAGCGGAGCGCCATTTGGTGAGGATCCGCCCGACAAGGCAGAGGATCCGAACACTCCGCCTGATGAGTTGGCAATCAACCTTGCGCCGTCTGCGGTGTTTGACCTTGCGCCCGGCGAAACACCGGACACGTTTGACCCGAAACATCCGACCACGACATATGACGGCTTTATGTCAGCCATGTCCAACCAGGTAGCGACGGGTATTGAAGTGCCCAGCGAGGTGCTTTATAAGAAGTTCAGCTCCAACTACTCCGCAAGCCGCGGTTCTCTGAACGAGTTTTGGAGAACGTGCGATGTGATGCGGGACAGCTTTGCGGCGGACTTCTGCCAGCCGACCTACGAAAAGTGGTTTGCCGAAGCGGTAGCCCGTGGACGTATCCATGCGCCGGGCTTCTTCAATGATCCGGCCGTTGCAAAAGCCTATATGGCCTGTAACTGGAACGGCCCGGCACGCACCAATCTGGATGCGAAGAAAGAAATCGAGGCGGCTATCCTGCGCATGGAACAGGGCATTTCCACTGCCGAGCAGGAAACGGCGCAGATGACCGGCGGAAGCTGGCGGGCCAATATGAGGCAGCGCAAAAGTGAGATGGAAAAAATGAAGGAGGTAGGCTGCAATGGGCAAAGCCAATTCCCAGACGAACCCCAAGTCAACGAATAATAAGTTCTGGCAGTTCCGCAATCTGGCCGACGATGACCAGAAGGCGGAACTGCTGCTTTATGGTGATATTTCTGAGCGCAGCTGGTGGGAGGATGCAGCGACCCCGAAACGGTTTGCGGATGATCTTGCCGCCCTGGGCGATGTGAAAGAAATCACCGTGTACATCAACTCCGGCGGTGGTGATGTTTTCGCGGCCCAGGCCATTGGCAATATGCTGGAACGCAATGCCGCCACCGTGACTGCCCACATTGACGGGTTGTGTGCAAGTGCTGCCACTATCGTTGCCTGCCATGCAGACAAAGTTGTGGCCGCGGCAGACGGCAGCTACATGGTCCATCCGGTCAGCATGGGCGTTTGCGATTACCTGACCGCAGAGGATATGAAGAACTGCCTGAAAGCGCTTGAGACCATCCGCAGCAGCATCATTGCCCTGTACGCCAAAAAGTCCGGCAAGACCGAGGATGAATGCGCTAAGTGGATGGATGAAACGAACTGGTGGACGGCAACGGAAGCCAAGGAAAAAGGCTTTGTGGATGAGGTGGACGACGATGCAGAGGATTCCGTTGTAGAGAATCGCAACGGTGTTCTGTTCGTCAACAGCATCAGCATGAACACCCCGTTTAACGAAGCGCCCAATTTTGTCAGAAGCCGGGTGACGGACAATACCGCGACCCGGACTGAAAATATGAACCCGGCGGAAAAGCCGGAACGCAATGACCATGGGGAGGTAAAAAACATGGACATCAAGACCACGGATGATCTCCGCAAGGCGTACCCGGATCTGGTAGCCACCATCGAGAATGAGGCTATCACTGCCGAGCGCACCCGCATTCAGGAGATCGAGAACGCAACTCTGCCCGGCGCGGAAGATCAGGCCAACGAGGCGAAGTTTACGAAGCCTGTTGATTCTGCGTCCTTTGCAAAGGCTGTCATTGCCAGCATGAAGGCAAAACAGCAGGAGCAGAGCAAGAACTATCTGAATAGCGCAAAGGCGGCTGCGGAGAACTCGAACGCCAACAGCATCGACAACACGCCGCCCGCAAACCCTGAAGCCGAGAATGAGGAAAGCAAGGCATTCATGAATGCAATCCGCAAGGCTAACGGCGTGAAGTAAGGAGGACGGAACTATGAGCATGGATCTTGCAAGAAAAGATTTCAGCACGGCCCCGGAATATTTCATTGCCGGAACCGACATCGGCATCGCAAAGGCCACCAAGACGGCCAGTGCGGCGGTCGAGGCGCACGCCCCTGTTCTGATCGAGGGCGGCAAAGTGAAGCCGGTTGCAGATGCAGCCGGTGCAGGTCAGGCGGTTCTTACCGGCCTGTATGGTATTACCGCTGACAGTGCAGAGGCAGACAAAGAAGTGCCGATTTATCTGACCGGTGAGTTTTTAGCTGCTGGCCTTGTGCTGCCGAAGAACGTGAGCGTAGACGACGTTGAAGTTCCTCTGCGCAATCTTGGCATTTTCCTGAAGTAAGGAGGACAACATTTATGGCTAATGAAGTAAGCATTTATGAGCCTCGGCACCTGATCGAGGTTGTTCGCACCACCCCGCCGATCCGCACGTTTCTGCGGGATCGCTTTTTCTCCAACGTGAAAACCTTCCCGACCCGCCGCGTTGACATTGATATTGTCAAGGGCAATCGCAAGATGGCTGCATTCATCCATCCGCTGGTTGGCGGCGAGATCGTGCAGAGCGAGGGCTACGAGACCAAATCCTATGCACCGCCCCTTATCAACCCGGCGACCATCAGCACGGCAGACCAGTACATGGAACGCCTGCCCGGTGAAGATCTGTTCTCTGGCCGCACCCCGGCAGACCGTGCAGCAGAAAAGCTGATTGAGGAATACAACCAGCTGAACGACATGACCACCCGCCGCGAAGAGTGGATGGCCGCACAGGTGCTTACCACCGGCAAGCTGAAGGTCAAGGGCAAGGGCGTGGATGAAGTCATCGACTTCGGCTTTGGCAACAAGATCACTCTTGAAGGCACGAAGCAGTGGGGCAAGTCCGCCGCTGACCCCTGGGGCAATCTGCGCGACTGGAAGCAGCTGGTGAGCCGTAACGGCTTTGCCAACGCAGATATGGTCGTCATGGGCAAGGTTGCAGCCGACAATTTCATGGCTGACGGTAAGATTCTGGAACTGATGGACAAGCGCCGCTTCGACATCGGTTCCATGGCACCCAAAGAGCTGGAAGGTGGCCTGACCTATTACGGCCACCTGAACCTGCCCGGTGTGGACGTTTACGGCTACGACGAAGTTTATCTGGATGACGCGACCGGCGAGACCAAGCCGCTGATTCCCGATAACATGGTGCTGATGATCCCCAGCAACGCAAACTTCATGCGTGCCTACGGCCTGTGCAACTATCTGGATGATGGCGGCAACTGGCACAGCTTTGAGGGCGACCGTCTGCTGCGCACCTATGTGGAGCATCGTCCCGACCGTCGCTTCATTGAGCTTCAGAGCCACCCGCTGCTGATCCCTGATAAGGTAGATTCCTGGCTGGTAGCTGAGGTTTGCTGATATGCTGGACGTTGACCAGAATTACGGCGAACCGGACACCCCGAAGCCGCTCCCTACGTTCAAAGACTATGTGGCGCAGGATGTGGAAACGGTGTTCTTCAACCTGAACGAGTTTGCAGAAGAACGCTACATAGATGATAAACAGATGCTTTGCATTACCCAGCACCCCGGCGTGAATGAACGTGCGGCGCACTGGGAGGGCGGAGCAAAACAGTCCTTTGACCAGGGAATGTACAAGGCTGATCTGCTGCTGTTTGTGAAACAGAAGGACTACGGCCCGATGCCGAAGAACGGTAAGCAAATCATGCTGGATAAGAAACGGGACTACAAAATCAAGTCCTGCTCTTTGAAGGCGGGAGTTTACCGGATGGAACTGGAAAGGGTGAGGTAAGGTGGCATACTTCCATACCAACTACGACGCTTCCACCATGACGGTCTCCGTTAATGACGAAGAAGTGTCCCGCGCCCTTGGCGTGCTGGCAAACAAAACCCCAGCGGCGCTGAAGGTGGCGGTCAACACCACGGCCAGACAAACGCGAAAGCTGATGCTGACCGAGGTAAAGAATCGCTATGACCTCAATGCGGCTGGTAGGCGTATGATCGAAGATCTGCGCCAGCGGCAGAGAGCAACCAATCACCACCCGACGGCCATCCTCGCCATCATGAAGAACGACCCCGGCGCATTTCGGGCAGATCTGGGCTATTTCAGAACCAGCCCCACAAAGCCCTTCATGGGTCCGTCTGTCCGAAATGCGCCGCCTGTTTTTCAGGCACACGTTCTGAAAGGAAACCCGATGATCGGTCTGAGCGGAACCAGTGAAAAGAGCAAGGGCTTCCTGGTTCAGTTCAAGTCGAAGCACATCGGCATGGTACAGCGCCAGTTGGGCGTGCCTGCTGACAAAGACTACACCGAGAGCGGAAAAGAACGCTGGAAGCCGAACGAAAAGCTGGTCACGATGTCCAGCCCTTCCGGCTCTGCGATGCACCGCACTGTGTGGGAAATGCAGGAAACGACCGTGGAGCAGATGCTTCAGGACAACACCGAACGGCGCATCTGGCAGCTGATCGCCAATGCAAAGCGAAAGGGCGTGATCTGATATGGCCGAGAAAATCACCGGTTATACCAGCGAAATGTGCCAGCAAGCCATGATGGACGAGCTGGAAGAACTGTTCCGGGATATGAAGTTTACCGGACAGGAAGGAGAAAAGCCCCTCAAGATCTATAAGCAGTTTTTGCCGACCCAGACAGACGACGATGATGACATTGACACAAACGATGCCATGTACCCCTGCATCATCGTCATCGAATCAAGCGGTGAGGTCAACAATGACCATGATCCACAGCTGGTTCTCATGCAGCTGGTTATTTGCAGCTATGACCGTGGGATTGATCGGCAGGGGTATGTGGAAACCGTGAACATCAAGGAAGCGATTATGCAGCACTTCAAGCGTAAGCCAGTTTTCGGTGGAGCGTTTGAGGTGGGCTATCCCAGAAAGTGGGAGCTTTCAGACGATGACATGGATCACTACTACTGGGGAATTGTGAACCTGATTTGCAAGACCCCGAACGCACTGAAAAATGAAGAAGTGGAGGCGTTGATTTAATATGGGCACTGAGAAAAAAGCAGCGGTAGAAGTTCAGGAAACTCAGACTGAACAGACCGCAGTGCAGGTGCAGGCCCCTGTGGCATACTGCGGTCCGACTATCAAGGGCATCGCACCGCAGTACACGGTTTTCGTGGACGGCCTGCCCGACAAGCTGAAAGAAAAAGTGGAACAGGTGCCGCTCCTGAAAGCACTGATTGTTCCGCTGGACAAGCTCGCTGAAATGCGGGTGAAACTGGAACAGGACGGCACCAGAGAAAATATTCTCTGCAACAAGGCTGCTGCCCTGATGAAGTAAGGAGGATATGACAGATGGCTATTTCGCATGGCTTTAATAAGACCGAAGCGGCGACCAGCGTCACCGCTCCGGTAACGGTCAACTCCGGCCTGCAGATCGTTGTGGGCACGGCTCCCGTTAATATGCTGGATGACCCGGAAGCAGCGGTGAACACGCCGCTGCTGGTGAACACCTTCAAAGAGGCTGCCGCCGCAGTGGGCTATTCCAGCGATTTTGCAAAGTATACCCTGTGCGAGGCTGTGAGCGCCAGCTTCCAGGTGATGGGCATTTCCCCCATCGTCGTGGTCAACGTCCTGGATCCTGCAAATGCAAAGCATATCACCGAACTGTCCAACAAGACCGTGCAGGTGAATGACGGCATCGCGGAGATCGACGAGACCGGCATCCTGCTGAAAAAGCTGGTGGTGAAGAAGGAACAGACCGTGCTCACGGCGGACGAGGACTATACTGCCAGCTTCAATGATGATGGTACTGTGAGCATCGCCCTGGTCAACGGCGGCAAAGGCGACGGGGCAACGGCCCTGACTGTTTCCGGCTCCATTCTGGATCCGACCAAGATTACCGCTGCTGACATCGTGGGCGGCGTGAATGCGGCCACCGGTGCAGAAACCGGTCTGGAAGTGGTAAGGCAGGTGTTCCCCAAGCTGGGCATGGTTCCCGGCATTCTGCTGGCACCCCGCTTCTCCAAGGATCCTATGGTGTGTGCCGCACTTCAGGCCAAGTGCCGCAAGATCAACGGCGTTTTCGATGCTGTGTGCTTCGTTGACATCGACAGTTCTGCTTCCGGTGCACGCAAGTACACCGATGTGGCAAACCAGAAGGTCAAGCAGGGCGCAACTTCTCGTGAAGCATATGCCCTGTGGCTGTACGGCAAGATCGGCAGCACCATCTACAGCGGTAGCTCTCTGGCCGCTGCTGCGGCAGTCTACAACGACAGCCTGTACAACGATACGCCCAATGCCAGCCCGTCCAATGTCAGCGTACCCATTTCCTCCGCCTGCCTGGAAGATGGCACCGAAGTCCTGATGGATCAGGAGCAGGGCAATGTGCTGAATGAGCAGGGCGTGGCGACCTTCATCCGCTCCGGCGACTTTGTTGTGTGGGGCAATGAGACCTGCTGCTACCCGAAAAACACTGACCCGAAGGACGCTTTCCTTTGCGTCCGCCGCTTCTTCAACCACTCCTGGACCAGCTTTGTTCTGGATAACATGAGCAAGCTGGACAAGCCGATGAACAAGAAGCGCCTTCAGTCCATCATCGACAGCGAGAACATGAAGGGCAGTGTCTATGTCTCTACCGAGGTATGCGCCAGCTACAGCATGAAGGCAGACCCCGACCGCAACACGACTGCTGAACTGGTTGCAGGCCACTACTCCTTCTATCAGTTCTGCACGCCGTTCCCGCCTTTTAAGCAGATCAACAACACCATGGAGTATGAGGCCGGCGCGCTGACCTCGGCTCTGTCTCTGTAAGCAGGAGGAATGACCTATGGCTCTGAATATTTCCAGTGACCTGGTTCCCCAGGTCATCAATGACTACAATGCGTACACGGAAGATGACCTGCTCATTGGTCTGGCGGATGAAATCACCCTGCCCAAGATCAAGAACAAGACCACCTCCGTGTCCGGCATGGGCATTGCGGGCGAAGTCGATTCTCCCGTGCCCGGTCAGTTTGAATCCATGGAGGCAACGCTGAACTGGAACACCATGTACAGCTACGCCACCAAGATGATGAACCCCAACAAGAACATCCAGATCACCCTGCGTGCTGCTATGCAGAACGACAACAAGAACGGCGGCTACACCTACAAGGGCCTGCGCGTCGTCCTGGGTGGTCGTCCCAAGGAACTGGATCCCGGCAAGCTGAAGCGTGCCGACACCATGGGCAGCACCACCACGCTGGAAGTCACCCGTTACCTGATGGAGGTTGACGGCACTACTGTTATCGACATCGACAAGTTTGCGGGCCGCTACTATGTCGATGGCGAGGATATGCGTGCCGAGATCAACGCTCTTATCTAAACCCGATACATGAAGAAGTCAGCCGTCCCGGCGTGGGGCGGCTGATTGTCTTTTGGAAAGGAAACAGCAATGGACAATATCGTGAAGTTTGATAAACCTTATAAGTTCGAGGGCAAGGAGTACGACAGCCTGGATCTGTCCGGTATGGAGAAGATGACCGTGCAGGACTTGATCGACATTCAGAAAAGCATCGGCAACGAGACGGCGGCCATGTACGCGATGGAAATGACCACTTCCTTTGCACAGGAAATGGCTGTTAAGGCTACTGGAAAGCCGGTGGAGTTCTTCAAGCTCATGCCCCGCGGCAAGATCAAGAAAGTGCAGGCGGCGGTTATCAAGGGCATGGATAACAGCGAGAACGCCGATGAAGTGAAAAAGCAGCTGGAATCTCACACCCTGAAGTTTGCAGCGCCCTACACCTACGAGGGCAGCGAAAAGGCGGAACTGAAGGGCAAGACCTTTGACGGCATCGACCTGTCCGGCGTGGGCGAACTGAACACTATGAGCGAATCCATGGCAGAAAACCGTATGGCTGCGGGCGGATTTGCACCGGTGAATACGCATCGCAACTACCTGTACTGCTGCATCATCGCCAGCATGGGCACCGGCTACCCGGTGGACTTCTTTGCTGGTCTGCCGCTGTGCGAGGCGGTCAAGCTGCGTGATGCTGTAAACTCTGATTTTTTCGAGTAAAAGGCGGGGCAAAAGGACTTCGGAAAGCGGCTATCCAGCTATCCATTGCCACGCATTCCAACATGACGGATCTGCTGCACCTGCCCCGGCGGGAGCTGGTGGATCTGTGTAACGAGGTGGCAGACGTATGGCGGGAAATGGAGCACTAGACCTCAGCATCCGCATCATGGGCAAGGTGGACCCGTCCCTTGTAACTGCAATAAAGCAGACGAAGGGGCTGACCGGTGATCTGGCGAGCGCACTGACGGGAACAAAGTCGCTGGGCAGCACGGTAGCAAACACTCTGGGCGTAATCGGAAAGACTGGGCTTGGAATCATGGCGACGCTGACAACTGCGTCCGCTGTCATGATTAAAAAGACAACCTCCATGGCAGAGGAATACCAAGCCCAGGCGGCAGATGCAGTCAAGTATGTTGGCGGCATCATGAACGATGACGGCAGCATTGACCCGGAAAAGCGTGCCACCATGGAGGACGCGATCCTCAAGATGACCACGCAGGTCCCAATCAAACGGGACGAGATGGCGCAGATCGCCGCATCGCTGGGACAGTCCGGTAAGAGCTATGAGCAAATCTTTCTGGATAACCAGCAAACCGGAGAAAAAAGCTACCTGTACGATACGGCCCGGCTAGCTGCCGCGTGGGACATTGATGCAAAGTCTGCGGCCGATTATATGGCAAAGTGGGAAACCGCTTTTGGTAAGACCCACAACCAGATTATCGACATTGCAGATTCCATCAACTATCTGGGCGGCCACATGACTACCACGGCGGCGGAAATCGCCAGCGTGGTGAATACGTCCGGCGGTGTCGGCCAGACAGCCGGCGTTGACCTGCACACGACCTCTGCGCTGGCAGCCACCATGCTGGCTATGGGCGTTAATGAGGGAAAGGCTGGAACAAGCCTGAACCGTGTGTTTACAAACATCACCCTTGGCAACAGTGCAACGGATGCGCAGGTGGGCGCATGGAACAAACTCGGTTTTGATCCTGTGCAGATTGCAAAGGATATGCAGTCCACCGGGCCGAACGGAGAAGATGGTGCAGCAAGCACTCTGTACAAAGTCTTTGAGGCGATCTCGAAACAGGACAAGTACCAGCAGACTGCGACCATCAAGACACTGTTTGGACAGTGGGCCATTGAGGGCGTTTCAAAAATTGTGGGCAACTTGCCTGCGTTCCAGAATGCCTTGCTTATGGCTGGTGATACCAGCGCATACAGCGGCAGCATGGAGAAAGAATTGCTTGTTCGTCTGGACACCAGCGAAGCGGTAAGCCAGATGGCAAGTAATGCGACAGACCGACTGCTTATCAATGTGGGCAATCAGTTCCTTCCGGCAAAGAAAGAACTGACATCCATGTGGATCGACATAGCAAACGGTATCACCGAGAGCTTGCCAGATCTGTCCAACATCGTCAATGGCATTCTGCCGATGTTGCACTCCGCGCTGCTTGGAATTGGCAATGCGGCGCAGGCGGCATTGCCGTGGATCCAGAAGGGCATCGACTACACTGCAGAGCATGGGCCGGAAGTGGCAGGGGCCATTGCTGCCATAGTCGCGGCGTTCGGAGCTATGAGCTTTGCACCGACGGCTTATAGCACAGGATCCTCGCTGCTGAACACCATCGGGAACATTGCAATCGGCGGAAAACCGAGCGGTGCCCCAGGCGGAACATTCGGAGGCATCACTGTCCGAAATCTGATGGGCGCACTGACACCCACAAGCCTGATCCAACGGGCAGTTGGTGGCGCATCCTTTGTAAAATCGAATGCCGGAATGTTTGCTGAAAATGCAAAGTACGGCGTTCAGATGGCCGGTGCCGGAGCGCAGCAGCCCACAACGCGCCTTGGAAAAATTGGGCAGACGTTGGATGGCGCTGGTGTCGGCATCTGGGCAACACTGAAAAATTTCAAGGGCCTGCGAAGCGGAACCAAGAAAGGAAACACCGGTTTTGTAAATGATGTGCTGGAAGCTAGCACGAACGGTGGCCTGCTGGGCGTGCTGAAAAACTCCGGCTCCGGTAGGTATGTTTCCAATGTCGGGCAATCGCTGGGCGGCCTGAAAAATGCTCTGGTGGGGTTCGGAAGCGGCAATCCGGTTGGACGATTTATCGCCAAGACCGGCGGTGTTGCGGGACAGATTCTTTCCGGCATTGCAGGACCGAACGGTCTTGACCTTGGAGGTATGGCCGGTGGAGTGAAAAATTTCCTCGGTGCAGGAAAGACGGTCATTGGAAATGGGCTGTCCAATGCATGGCAGACCGTCAGCCAGTCCAAAGTGGGTTCTACCGTCCTCGGTGTCGGCAGCAAGGTGGCGGGTGCAGCATCCAAAATCGGCGGCGGCGCTTTGAGCACGGTGAAGGGAGCTTTGAATGTCGGCGGCGCAGGGCTGAACGTACTGGGTACGACGGTAGGCCCAGTGGCCGCAAAACTGGGCGACGGTTTTATGTCGCTGCTTGGCACATTCGGCCCCGTTATTACCGGTATCGGTACGATCGTTGCGGCGGTTTCACTGCTGGGAGATCACTTCGAGGACATCCGCAACATCGTCGGAACAGTATTTGGCGAAGGCGGGCTTGCCGTCTTTGACAAATTCACCGGAAAGATAGCGGGTATCGGCGACACCGTGAAGCAGGTGTTCGGGCAACTCACCACCCCGGAGGGCTTGCAGAGCATCCAGGAAAAGCTATCCGGCTTCAGTATCGGAGGGCTAAATCTGGGTGACGTGTTCGGAGCTATGACCCCTGCCATCCAGACGGTTATGCCGTTGATTGAATCGTTCGCCGGTGTGTTCTCTCAGATTGTAGATCTGGGAGTAAACCACATCAAGCCGGTGCTGACTGAGATCTTCGGCTTTATCGTGAATGAAGGCATTCCGGCAGTCATGCCGCTGCTGTCTACGGTGGTAAGCCTGGTAGGCACCACACTGGTCAACGCCATCAAGGTGGCGGTGGATCTGGTGGGTAAGGTGCTTCCTGTGGTAGAGCCTGTGATTCTGGGCATCATCGGCTTCCTGAAGCAGGTTGCAACCATCGGCGTGAAAGCGGTCAACTTCATCATTGGGGCGCTGAACAAAATTCAGCTCACAATACCGGAAACGCTGTTCGGCATTCCGGTTCCGGTGATCGGCGGTAAGTCGTTCGGATTCAACCTGTCACCCGTGTCTGTCCCGGCATTTGCCAACGGCGGCATGACGCAGGGACCGTCTATTGCTGGTGAGGCTG